AAACTCTTCAAATGGTAAAACCTCATTTAGGATAGAAAATATTTTTTGTGGAAGTAAAGAGCCAATAAAGCATTCTTTCTTAAAAGATAAAAATAAAAATATATCAACAAAGGCTTATGGCATTCTGTTTCCAATAAAAAGAATTGGTAATGAGAAAATGACTCCATTGTATATAGATATTTGGACAGATTCTGATGTGTGCATGAATAATATAATTTGTAATAAATTATCAAATGTGAAAGCAACAGACCCCGTGTCCAGTGATGATATTTATTATAAGTGTATTTTTCTACTACCTATGTGGAAAGTTTTAGAAGCTTCTTTCCTGGATGATGGCATAAAGATGTTTTTATCTAAAATTTATAATTTAGATATTGAAAAATTTAATGATATAGACTTTAATGATAAAAAAAATATATCGAAAGAATTATCATTCTCTGAAGGTTTTGCGAATATAAACGATAGCAAGAGCTCTATATTAGTTCCGAGCACGAGATCTGAGGAATTCTTTTTTTCCACAAATCGTGAAAAGATACAAAACCACATAATTAATGTGTCTGGGTATAATGAATATGTTGAAAATTATACTATTAATAATCGCGCAGTTAATGTATAAATCTTCACATTAGTACTTGTCATAACAAACCTGGGTTTTATTAAATGAAAAAAGAAAAAAGATTAACTTTATTAAGAAAGTATTTTAAAAAGTCTGCAACGGATAAGTCATCTGATGAGCCTAGGGTTTCCCCTGTTATAGTCAGGCTAATTACAGATCTGCTAGAGCTTCATGAAGAGGGCGCTCTTTCGGAGATTAGCGATGAGGTCTCAGGGTCAGTTATTGAAAACCTATTGGGGGCATACGAAAGGCTTAGCGCCGGAAGAGATGATTCTGAGGGGTTGCTTGTAGAAGATTACGACGTGCTTGATACAAGTGGAGACCGGATTAGTGACGACAGGTATGTGCCGGAAGATGAAGATGACTGGCTTGCGGAGGAGCATGAGCCTGGGGCTACGGTACAGACTACCATGCAGGAGGACTATGAAAACGTTCTGTCGGACTATGATGAAGTCATCTATACGATAATAGAACAATCATTTGGCGAGGGAGATATAGAGACTGGCATTGAAAATATGATATCAGAGGATAAAGACTTTGTCTCATCCTATGTATCAAGTGCTTTCTCAACCCTAAGCAGGGCTCTCGATAGTCTGGATAAACATTTTCCAACGGATTCGTTTTCAGGTAGCAGTGATAAGGAGCTGGCCAGCAGAATAAAGTACATAGAAACGTACAGGGAAGAGGTAAGGGGTATGTACAAAAACCTTAGTGGCCTTTCCGGACTTGGCAAAACCATAGAGAATGCGAATGACGCTATATCAATCCTGAGAGGCTATAGAGAGGGCCGAAGCGGTGGGACAGTTGAGGAGCCCGCTGGTGATCCTGGTGGCGAAACAATGATATTTGGACCAGACCGGCAGCCGGGGAAGCCCGGTCGGAGAAAGATTCGCCCCCTCGACGACCCTGCGGGGAAGGCCTCCAAGCGTAATAAGAAGTATTTGTTAACAGAGGAAGTTGCGCCATCCCGTGTTATGAATGATCATTCTAATATCGATCAAGAAGACTTAACGACTGATTGGTCAGTTGTTTCCAGCCAGCTATCTTCATTTTCTGAAGGATTTTTTACAGATGTTGATTCCGATATTTTAAATGGCGTAGAAGATAGGATGACCATAGAGCAGAAAGAGCTGCTTATTAGAGATAATTTTGAAAAGTTTGCTACAAATCTTTCTAGTGAGATAACTTTAATAAGGAATAGGCTGATAGATACTTCAATTGGGTTTGGTGGACGCATATCTAATGAGGCTAACATCAGCAAGGCAATATCTAGCTTGAATAACCTATATGCATCCTTATGGGTTTGGGATCAGATAAATAAGATAAGAATAAAGAGTATGGACATAGGGTATGTAAATACGATCAAGATATCTGGAACATACAGTATCATCAGGCACCTTAAGTCTGTCGGAAGATCCACGCTAAGGAATTTCGTGGAGAGCGCAATTATATGCTCAAGAACAAAGCTTATGTTTAGGAAGGTTAGGAATGACGAGGGAGCTTATGACGAAGACTTAACCGCTAGGTTTATGCAAGAGGTTGTAAATCAAATTATAAATAAGATGTCTGCCGCCATTAAAGATGGGAGTAATAAAGAAAATATAATTAAGTATATAGGTACGATTCCGATAAACCAAACCTTGTTGCGAATAAATGCCAAAAATATTATAGATGTAGAATCCGGGGTTGTCGCATCAAAGACTGTTGTTAATAACAAGTATACAAAGTGCCCTGTGTGTAGCAAACAAATACTTTGGGGATTAAATGGTGGTGGTTCAGATAAGGAGAAAATCGATAGGTTTAAGGAAAAAAATCTTGGTAATTTTAAGTATGTTCAATATTCCTTTTATAGGGCCGATGGATCTCTAATAGATATAAATGACTTAATCGAACCTTCAAGCACCTTAATTAGTGACGCCGATGCAGACGCCGATGCCGATCACGGATGGAAGTCTAAGGAGTATTCCGGAACAAAAACGTGGATAGAGATAAGCAATATGATCTACTCTGGAGACAAGAGTGACCACGCAGAGGGCCTGAGAAGAAGGTCCGAAGTGCTTGCTTACTTTGGCGGAGAGCCGCTGAATAATGGAGAGGAGGTAAGAATAAGGGACTCTAGGTTTGGCTGCCCATATGATTCTGAGAATGACCACTGTGGACTTGCGGTTTCTGAAGACGGAGATGAGTTTATGTTCGGATGGAATGGATCCGGCAGGACAGTTATTTCTGGTGATAAAAGCAAAGGGCCTACTAGACTTGATTTTTATGGCAAGAGAGATGGAGATAATTATTATACAAACTCAATAACCGAAGGCAATGAGCAGAACGCGAACCATATGGCTAAAAAATATGGAAATGGTGGATATAAGTTTTCAAAGCATTGCTTCTCATGCCCATGCAGAATTACTCAAGACGTTGCAAAAGATGATGGCAAATTTTTATATAAATATAATTATATGGCGATACCGTACTTTGGAGTGCACTCTGCAGATAATATATCTAATTATGAATTATGGAAAGAGAAGTCTCCAATAGGGCTTCCGACAGCCCCCGATGGTAGTGTTGATGATACAATTGGTGATAATACGGTTGGGTATGTTATTTGCGGTGCATCAACATCTCTGTCATCTTTCTCCAGAAGTGGACAGCTCTCTATCAGCTCTCTTTTTCAGTCGATATATGAAGCAGAGGGGTCTGGAGACAAACCAAGGGGAACTGCGAAGAGGCTTTCTGAATGGCTAATATCAAATGGCGTTGACCCATTTGATATATATGAGTTTGTACATACTGGAAAATACCACTCTGTGGATTTAGAGATTCCTCCAGGGGAAGGGGAGGCATCGGACCCGATTCCTGCCGCATCTTTGCCAGAGGGTTTTTTCTCATCACCGGCTGACCGAGGATATACAGATCTTTATATGAGTGAGCAAGACCCTAAGCCGCCCGCCTTGGATGAGAAGGGAACTGTGGTACGAAGAAGGGGCGGTGTCGACAACAAGGAAAGTGCGCTTATACGCAGAAGTAGGAGAAGAAAAAACAATCTTAAAATTATAAACATTACATCTTCTTTGGATATAAATAAGTCAAAGAGGTTGCACAAAATATCGGAGCTTTTGTCTACAGCTATGGCCAAGTCGATTGACTCTGATATATATGACATCATCGGAGGCTTATCCCTATCATGTCCTAATGGACATAAGTTTTCCATATCTCAGAGTATTAACTTTGCGAATAATAATATGGCAAGAAAGATAAGGGGGATGACGAGGATAGGTGAATATAGTTCTGAACATAATGCTCTAATGGCAAATGGATCATTTGAAAATTATAAAAAATTAGGAATTATAAAGGAGGTTTCTGATTTCGATAACCATCAGCAATATGATAAATGGACGGTATCATCATCGTCAAAAAGAGACCCGTCAAGGCTATCGTTCCTTGGGCCGGATGGTAGGTATTATAAAATAAGTGAAGTGTGGAACCCTGGAAAGGGTGGCTTTTTGGCTACAGCCTGGAACACTAGATCTACCGCAAGGGCTCCTTACTCATTTACTGATCCGATAGTTGAATTTAGAATGAACTATGAGCTATCAGACAAAGAGTATGTTAAATCAAAGTCAACCACAAAGGGAGAGGATGATTCTGGAGAGTCCTCGGCTTTAGAAGGGGAGATGGTAAGATCAGTTGAGGAATCTGTTGGTGGAGAGGAAACAAACGTCACCGATGATGCAAGGACAATAGACGAGCAACTTTCAGAGGGCTATCATCTGGTTCAGCCAATACCTCATCCAAGCAGGCTTTCTGCGAACGCAGATACCGTTAGGATCCAGGTAAAGCAGCTCTCTATATCTGTTGAGTCTATTTTAAATGTAATAGCCCAATGGAGGGATAACGCAGTCGACTCTTCGTTTAACATGGCTTTTGCATATCCAGAAAACATTTGTTGCACTGAGGATGACTACCGGACTATAAAGACGAGCATTCCGGAGATAATAGACATTGCTGTTGGGCCAGAAGACCTGGAGAAAACCTCCCTACAGGTATTTGAAGATCTGAAATCAAACTTGTTTGATTCATATCTAGATGGTGTTGATTTGAACAGAATTCATTTAATGATTCCAAATTATACATATGAGTATGTATCAAATATGATATATGAAAATATATCGAGTTCGTTAAAATCTGTAATTGGGTTAGAATATAATGATGAAATCAGACTAGATACAAAGTCCGAAGCCTTTTCTGACATAGTCAACATACTCTTTCCGTTAAAAAGATTTAGCCCGGTGTCTCAAAAGGCAAGTTACGGCAAGGAGTTAGTGAGGAAGGAGTTTATAGGGAAGTTATACATGGTTGCTTCTGCAATATATTTATCCAGAGCTATGGAGAAATACGCAAATAATTACCATAATCCGGCGTCATCAAATTATGTTGGATATAGATTGCCATTAGACTTAGACGCAAACTCTGCTTTTAATGTGTCAAAAGAGCAGATATCTGGATTTCCGTCAGAAGTCATAAGGGATCTGGAACGCGGAACAGATCAGCTCCTAGACGCAAATGGAGGCATTGTCGGGGAAATACAATATGATGTGGATGAGTCTGGGGCTATTTTGAATGAGGATGAAATATTAAGAAAGATTAAATCTGCATATCACTTCTCAATAAAAGAAGATTTGGAAAATATAGATAGCATAGTCTTCTCCAGGGATGTTTTAGACGCCGCTAGGGAGTATATATCAAACATGGCGATCGACAAGATCATAGAACCCATATCTAATACGGACAGTGTTTTGCAATATATGGATGAAAACGGCTATGTTAAAATAGATGATGGAAGTTATTCATATGAAGACAGGATTAGGGCAATATCAGGCATACTAGATCAGGCTAGGGCGATTGAGGATAAGGGGGTTAGGTCTCATAAAGCGGGAGCTAAGAACAAACAGCTTATGTCATTTTTGACAGAACATGGTATAGACCCGGTTTTCTATAGGAATAAAACAATCTTTGATGCAATGACCTCTTCCTCTCAGGTTGCAACAGTAAGCTTTAGGCCATACATGGATGAGTGGGAGGGACCTAGCGGTCAGGATTATGTTCAGCCATATAAGCCTCAAATTCCATCTTCTTTAAAAATTATGTTTGCGTACCCAACAAAAGAAACTGTTGCCGCCCAGAAGGACTTTTTTAACAAAGATACGATGACTATTAGGGCCTTCATGAGATATCCGATAATATCTCTGCCATCACACAACAGTGGGTTTTTAGTATCGCAGAAACGAGGAACTGAGGTTGGCCATTTTGTTGTGTCAAGGCTAAGGCCGCTGGGCTCTAGGACGGCAAAGATAGAGGGCCAAGAGCTTCAGGATTTTATATCTTCAAAAAGGTTGTACGAAGTTGATGCATATACAGAAATGCTGGATAATATGGGCTTTAATATATGGTTTGTCTCTCAACTAGAATACCCCGCGAAAGGGGTTTCTTCCAAAACATATTCACCATTATTTGGGCATCTTGATAGCGAGGGGAGCCCCAAAAAAGATCTCAAGGCAAACATTTCAAGCATCTTGGATCATCCAGCAACAGAGGCTGGGGTGGATGAAAATGGAAATGATTTTTACATAAATTCATTATTCAATTATGATAGCAGGTTGTGGCAAATTGGAAGGGTTGGGAAATCTAGTGCCACTGGCGCTGTATTTTCGTATCCAATATCTGAAGAAAATCTTATGAGGTATGATAGTCCAATCGGAGTGATCCTTCCTTTTGATCTATCACCATCGTCATCAAACATGGGTACGAACCAGGAAAGGAATCTGGCCAAAGTGTTTAGGAATGCGCTTCCTATAGCAGATATAAACTTTATTGTCGAGATTGACAATATGCCAATAGATATAGGGTTTCTTGTCCAAAAAACGAAGGGGGCGTTTCTGAAAGGCCTTTCTGATATAGATAAAAGTTATAATTCATATAGGGCAGGGGTCAATAAAATAAAGTCTAATAGCTCTACTAGTGCGGAAGAAAAGTCTCAATTGGAAATGGACGAAGCGATGAAGTTAAATGATAGAGCCGCTGGAACTGTAAATTCAATATCTAGGCTTAATTATTCAGTAAGAACATCTGAGTCTGCATCCAAAAAGCGTTCGGCGCCAGCAATTCCCGGCAGCGATCCTTACGTGTCTGCTATTTCAAAGCTGGATACTCCAATTTGGAGATCGTCAATTAGGCCGTCAATACCCCTCGTGGATCCTCAGACTGCGTACAGGTTGGTAAGCGGAGAACAATACAGTATTTCTGGACTAGTGCCAGAGCTAACGTCCGAAGAAAAGAACGCCCTTTATAAGTTTATTGTTGATGTATATGGATTAAACGTAATTGGAAAAGTATTTTCGCCGCTAATGGAGCGAGGTGTTGGCTCGACGTTATCACCAGAAGAGACGCTGGACTTAGAAAATGTTGTGAAGGATTATGCCGAAAATAAACTTGGATTCGAGCTTACCGATGATGAGTATATGGGTCGCAAAAAAGTAAAGGGCGCCAGGGATAAGGGAACTCCGGCAGAAAGGGTACAGCTTATTTTAGACAAGCTCAATGCGCTAAGGCCGAATGTGGTCGGCATTGGGAAAAAGACAAGCCTTACAGTTAAGAACAACAACCACCTTGCAAACGTTATGGGAATCGATCCTGGAATGTATTACAACCTATCCCAAGAGTCGGCCATATCTTACGTGCCTGTTTCTGTTCCGGTTGAGTTATTTGGACAAGAGTGGAAGAAGGGCTGGACCCCTATAGATACGAAGACTGTCTTGCAAACTAGAGATGTGCAAAGAGGTTATAGGGTAGACGAAGACGGTAGAAAAATTCCAGTCAGGGATTCGCTTCTTGCCGGAAGAATTAGCGCCGCAACATTAGATTATTTCCGTGGAACACAGACGGGGGATGTTGCGAGCATAGATCAACATGGCGCAGAGATGTCAAAAGTTGTTCCTGGCACAGCATCCGGTGTAGAGGGCATTGTCGGATTGGCGACGAAGATGAAGAGGAACTTATTATTACACATGGAAAGAAGACTCAAGGGTTTGAGCATAGAAAAATTAAGTGAAAAAAATGATTTATTAAATAAAATTTCTTACAGGCGGAGGAGACTCTTTAGTATAATTAAGACCAATGGGCATGGTGCCGATTACAAACTTAAATAACATGCCTGGAGGCGTTATGGATAACAGCATTAATATTTTTGAAGAAGAGGCTAGGCCGAATAATCTAAACGGAATAGACGTAGACATTGTTCGCTCTATGGTGAAGCAGATGAGCGAAATTGATGAGCAGATTAAAGACCTGAGGGCAGACAAGAAGGAGTTGATTGGTGACTTCATTGATAATCATGACGTTCCTAAGAAGGAGATCATGATTGCAATTAGAATGCTAAAGGGAGATATAGATCCAGATGTAACCTCATATTTGTATGCAAACTTAGCGGACATAGTTGATATTTAGGGCATATTTATGGTAGGATTTGCTCTTGGATGGATATATGGCCACCTTTTTGAGTGGGCTATACACAAATACGTGCTGCACTCTAGCCGTTGTAAAAAAAAGAATAATATTTTATCATTTCATTTTTTAGAACATCATTCTAATGCCAGGGCAAATAATTTTACAGACTCATCGTATAGCGGACTTCCAGTTAATCGGGATTCTGCAGGAAAGGAGGCCTTATCCTTGCTCTTAGTTCTTATCATACACGCTCCCTTGCTGTATATATCAAAAGGATTCTTTTTAGCGCTAATGGTTTCTTTAGCCGAATATTATTACAAGCACAGAAAGGCTCATACCAATCCGGAGTGGGCCAGGCATAATCTTTCATGGCACTACGAGCATCACATGTGTAAGGATCAAGATTCTAACTTTGGAGTTAGGTCAGACTGGGTAGATGTATTCTTGGGAACAAGAAAATATACAATAAACAATCTAAAATAGGAGCTTACGTATGGAAAAATCACCATTTGTTTCTTTGCACAACCATACAGAGCAGGGTTCCCCTCTTGATGGTATGAATAACATAGACGAACTTTTTAACCAAGCAAAGTCATTGGGTCATAAGGCTATTGCTATAACCGATCATGGCACACTAACTGCGCATTATGACGCATGGAAGGCCTCTAAAAATACTGGCGTAAAGCTCATTCCGGGAATGGAGGCTTACTTTGCCCCCAGCTTGGAAGACAGAAAGTCTTATCACCTTGTTCTAATCCCAAAAAATCATAATGGGTATAAGAATATATTGAGATTAAATTATGAATCATATAAAAACCAAGTCTCTGGATATATGGGAAAAAAGACGCCCAGAATAACATGGGAGCACCTAGAGGAGTTTAATGAAGATGTTATATGCCTAACAGCATGTTCGAACGGCCCAATTGCAAAAGCATTAATTGCGGACGAAGAAGAGAATGAGGCGATTTCGAGACTGATTAGGCTAAAGAGTATTTTTGCTGATAGGCTATATCTTGAGCTTCAGCCACACAGTTTGAAGACTGATGACGGAAAGGTTGATCAAGTAAGGTTAAATAATGCTTTGATAAAATATGCTAAAATACATAATGTAAAATATGTAGTTACGTCTGATGCCCACTATCTTGATGCCAACCATGCAAAGTATCATGATATGATGCTTGCGATAAAAGACAAGAAGGCTGTTGATGATCCAGATAGATTTCGTTATGGTGTTCAAGATATGTATCTTAAGAATCATGATGAGATAACTGAATTCTTCGGAGAAGAAATCGCTACAGAGGCTATGAGGAACTCTTCTGATATAGCAGATATGTGCGATGAGCCAGAGTATCTTGAGCCCAAAGGACCACGCCTGCCAAGATTCCCCATAGAGAGTGAGAGCGACTATGGAGAATTTAAGAAATGGACTGGCAGCGGAAAAGATGACGTTGATGAGGATAAGGCATTTCTCAGGTTTAGGTGCATGAAGAGCTTCAAAGATAAGTTTTCAGAATTAAATATTTCTGATAAAACTAAATATTGGAGCAGGGTTAAGTATGAGTTATCTATATTGGAAGCTAGAAGTTTTTCCTCATATATGCTTATTGTGTCTGATTACATAAATTGGGCTAAACAAAATAATATTCCAGTTGGCCCAGGAAGAGGCTCTGCTGGCGGAAGCCTTGTTTCTTTTTTAATTGGAATAACGTCTGTTAACCCGATGGAGTTTGGATTATTATTTGAAAGATTTCACAACAAAGAGAAGGAATCCTTTCCGGATATAGATACGGATTTTGCAGATCCATCAAAAGTTAAGGAATATCTTAAGGGGAAGTACGGAGAGGATAGGGTTGCATCTATATCTAACTGGTCGACCCTATCCCCTAAGGTTATAATAAAGGATGTAGCCAGGTCGCTAAGGCTAGATGGGGATAAATCGACTGCGTTTAAAATAGCAAACCATATAACATCTATAATGCCTGATGCGAGAAGCATAGAGGACGCCATGGAGGTTAGCAAAGAATTTAAGTCATACATGCTAAGGTATCCGAAGCTGTATGACTATGCGTCAAAGCTGCAGGGCCTAACAAGAAACTGGTCTGTTCATGCGGCAGGAATTGTTATATCGGATGAACCATTATATAACTTTGTTCCGCTAAGAATTGACGAATCAGGACATCTTGTTACACAGTGGGAAAAGACGAGATGCGAAGAAAATGGCTTAATAAAGATGGATATATTGGGGCTAAAAACCCTTACTGTTATTGACAATGTATTTAAAAATATAAAAAATACGAAAGATATAGAGATAAGTATAGAGGACATACCTATTGATGATAAAGAAACATATGAAATGATATCAAGTGGAAATAACGCTGGAATTTTTCAGCTGGAGGCATCACTGTCTCCACTCTGCCAGAAGATAAAGCCGGTAAATGTAAGAATGATTTCTGACATTAATGCAATGGGCAGGCCGAGCTGTTCTGCTCAGGACAGGAAGAATTACATACAGAGAAGATTCGGGATAGAAGATGTCAGTTATAGGCACTCTACACTGGAGAAGGCCTTGGGTGGTACGTATGGAGTCTCCCTCTATGAAGAGGGAATGATGGCTATAGCGAAAGATTGTGCCGGATGGGATCTAAACCAGGCTGATGCTCTTAGAAAAATAACTAAGCAGAAGGGAAAGGACCCGGGCTTGGTCCTCAGGACAGAGGCATCTTTTTTGAAAGATTGCATGAGTAAGACAGGTATGTCTTATGAGCAGGCCAAGGATATATGGGATAATGAAATAATCCCATTTGGATTGTATGGCTTCAATAAGTCTCACTCTATTTTATATTCTCATATATCAGTATATACGGCATGGCTAAAGAGGCACTATCCAACCGAGTTTATGTGCGCACTGCTAAATTCAGAAGATCCTAATTCTGACAAAGCTCAGGAATATATAAATGAATGTGGATCGATGAGCATAAGCATATTGGCTCCCGATATAAACCATAGTGATGGAAACTACTCTATAAAAAGTGGCTCTGAAATCGTAACTGGGCTATCTGCTATCAAAGGACTTGGGGGTGCGGCGATAAAGGAGATGATAGGTAATAAGCCATATGATAGCTTTTCAGAATTTTTAGTTAAAAATAGCGGAAGAACGGTTGGAAAGACGGCAATACAATCCCTATCTAAGTCTGGTGCGTTTTCAACATTTGGAAGAACCAGAATGGATATTTTTGAGAATTATCAAAAGTATCGAACAAAGCTTAGGTCTGCTGTGGCAAAGGATAAAGATATTGATGATGTAGTTCTTCCGGAGTATAATGAAGAGTGGGATAGAAAGAAGCTGCTACTGTTTGAAAAAGAAGTTCTCGGCAGAACTATAAGCGGGTCCCTTCATGAGGTTTTTGATGGGTTTTTTACAAAAAGTTATTCCGTGACTCCATTAAAAAATATTTCACTTACCAATACTGGTGATAAAATAAAAATCGAAGTAATAGTTAATTCAAAAATAAAAGAATTTAAAATAAAGAATGGGAAGAATATAGGTAGGAAGTTTGCAAAGTATCTGGTGGAGGACGTTGATGGAGAAACTTGCGATTTGACATTGTGGGCAGATCAATACGATAGACTTAGAGCGCGGCTTGTAGACGGTATACCAATAAAGGCAATTTGTAGAATAAATGAGTATATGGGGCAGAAAAGCCTCAGCCTTGTTGAAATAGAAAGGATATATGGAGGATGATATGATTATATGCCCAAAGTGTGATTTTGAGGTCTCGTACAAAATGAGGCATTCTATAGAGCTAAATTCATGCCCATCCTGTGGCAAGGTTCTTTTGAATAATATAGAGATTAGGAGAATATCTTCGATAAGCTCAAGGTTAAATTCTCAAGAATTTTCTGAAAAAATGGGAGACTCGCTGATATCTGATGTATCATTTTTTATATATTTTCATATAGTCAAAGCCCTATCTAAAGATAATGGTGAGCAGAGCAATCCGGTCATTAAAGATAGCATAGATGACTCTGAAGGTTTGGATGACGATGATGATGATGAACTAGATCTTAAGGCAATAAGGGATGAAGTTGAGACGGAAGTGCTAATCAAAGAAGACGCTCACCCACTTGATGATGATGAGTTGGAAGCCGACAGAGTCTCTAGGCTCAGAAGTTTGGCCAGAAAACAAAAAATGGCTTCAAAAAACCCTCTAAAGGTAAAGAGAATATCTAGTTAAAATGATTAAGGCTATTGGAAATAAAAAAATAGAACTAAGCAAAGAAGAGTATTCGTATTTTCTATCATTAAAAGATGTATTTGGAGAGAGCTCGTTTATAGGCCTGTTCGAAACAGATGATAGCGGGAGTATAACATTAATAAAGCCAGGATTGGATAATCCGACCTCTATGGCTGTTATATTTTTTCTTTTAAATGTTATGTTAAATCAACGGTTGAGAAGGCTTGATAATAAGATTGCTAAAATTGAAAACATCGAAAGCAGAATAAGAATTCTAGAAGAGGGAACAAAAAATGAAATCACTTAGTGAATTGATATCTATTGATAATTTTTCTATAGAAAATATAGATATAACAGAGATAAATCGCTTGGCTACTTTTTTGCCAAAAAACGGTATAATTGATGTGAACATAGCGGAACGATGCTTGGTGTACACAGTAGAGGGCCAGAACCTATGCCAAGAGAAAATAGTTCAATTGGAAAGATGGATTGGTATAAAAGAATCTGATAAAAATAAGGCATGGTCCACAGCAGCGTTGGAAAGGGCGAAGGCCGGTGGGCTAAAAACCGTAAAGGAAAAGGAATGGTTTGCACAATCTGATGAAGATTATATAGCGGCGTACAATAACTTAGCACTTGCTAAGGCGTCGAAGAAATGGTTTGAAAGTAAGGCTGGTTACTTTAGTACATGGCACTATGCATTAAAGACATTTTTAAGAAGAGATTATTCTTTAGAGAGGTTGGGAGATAGTTCAAATATTAGTTTTGAGTCATCGCATGAAAATAGTCATGCAGATGATGATATGTGTGGAGATATTGGTTGGAAGTAGCCAATCTTTAATTAACAAACGTGGTAAGAAACCACAACAAAAAAGGAGATAAAAATGGCGAATGTAACATTTGGAGAAGTAGATTGGAATGCTGGAGACTCAGGGGGCTCTTCGTCTTCGGCTAGTGATTTCATGAGACTAGAGCAGGGTGAGAATGTAGTTAGGGTTATGGGTAATCCAACTCAGTTTTATGTTCACTGGTTGACATGTTCAGATGGTAGTAAGAAAAAGGTTGTTAGCCCAATCGATAATCCAGAAATGGTAAAAAGGCTTGAAGATGCCGGATTCAAAAGACAAGCACGCTGGCTTGTTAAGGTGTTGGACCGAACAGACGATAAGTTTAAGGCACTTGAGATTGGAGCGCAAATTTATAATGGGATTAGGGCGCTATATAACAACGAGAAGTGGGGCAAGGTGACTTCGTATGACCTAAGTGTGATGAGGGGCTCTCCCGGCCAACAGCCGTTGTATAACGTCACTCCAAATCCGAAAGAGGATTTAGATAGCACATTTAAGACGCCATGGGTTGACTTCAATGATCGCATGAACTTTGAAAAGATAATCTCGCCAACACCTTCAGAGGATATATGTGAGATGCTTGGATGGGCCATTTCTGATGTGAATAGCGGATCTGATGCGAATAGCGGAAGCTCAGATGAGTCTTCATCTAGCGATGAGTCTTCATCTAGTGACTTTGAGTTTGATTTTGAATAATCTAACTTATTAACTCTACCAAAATGGGAAGATAGGCACACGCTTATCTTCCCATTTTTTATAATCATATAAAGTATAATTAAGATTATGGTTAGAACTCTCGGGCTAGATATATCTTCAAGTGTTATAGGCTGGTCTGTTCTCTCGAACGAGAACAATGTGATGTCACTTGAACAGTATGGACATATAAAGCCACCACCTTCAAAAGCTGGCAGCCTGGCATTCAGAATGAACTCCGCATTCGATAGTATGTCGGAACTGTTTAATAAAATAAATCCAGATGTAGTTGCAATAGAATCATATGCAAGTAAGTTTTCTGCAGGAAGAAGTAGCGCGAGAACCATTATAGTTTTGTCATCATTTAATGAGATGATATCAATGGCCTGCTTAAGGGAGCTTGGCTTCGAAACAGAGAAGTATGCTGTTTCGAAGATTAGATCAATTTTATCTAAAAAATATGGTATGAAGTTAGTTACAAAAGATGATGTGTTTGATTTAGTTAGAAATGAATTTTCTAATTTTATTATAAGGAAAAATAGGAATAATAAAGTTGCAAAAACAGTTTACGATGAGAGCGATTCGATAGCTGTAGCATTAACCAGTATTTTAATTAATAAGGGAGAATTTTAAATGGCAAAAGATATATATTACGGCGCCGATGCCAAAGCTAGAATACTATCTGGTGCTGAAAAGCTGGCAAAGACAGTGGCGGTAACCATGGGACCAAAGGGTAGGAATGTAATACTTGAGATGGAGCATGGGGCGCCGATAGTGACAAAGGATGGCGTATCTGTTGCCAGACAAGTTGTTTTAAGAGACCCAGTAGAGGAGCTTGGCTGCAAGCTGATTAAGGAAGTCGCAGGAAGAACCGCAGATCTTGCAGGAGACGGAACAACGACTGCTACTGTTTTGGCACACGAAATATTGAGGCTCGGGTGTGAAGCGATTGAGTCGGGCAGCATAAGTCCTATTGATTTTAGAGATGGAATAACTATGGTCGTTTCTCAAATTATAGAAAATTTAGAAACTTCGTGCAAAAGCGCTACAACAAACGAGGATATTAGGAATATAGCAACAGTGTCATCAAATAGTGACAAATTACTCGGAGATAGCATAGCGGAGGCGTTTGCGTCTGTCGGACTCGATGGCGCCGTTCTAGCGGAGGCAACCCCTGGTCAGCCCACCTCGGTTAGAACAGTGGACGGACTAGAGCTGGATGGAGGATACGTTACAGACTCTCTTCTGGTGGATGGTGAAAACTATCAAGCTGTACTGGAAGACTGTTGTATTTTAATATCAGATGAAGAAATATCCAATATAAACGAATGTTTGAGCTTGTTTAATGAGTTGTCGACGCATAATAAGAAAGTTCTGATAATTGCAAAATCGGTAAAGCAGGAAGCTCTCGCAACACTAGTCGCAAACAGAAGGCTCGGAAGGCTGAACGCTATGGCTATGTCTACCCCTACATTCAGAGGAAGGTATGATAAAAAGGCATGGTTCTACGATCTCTCCTTGATGTGTGGGACTACAATAGTTGGGGCAGCAAGGGGAAAGCCACTTAGAAACGTAAAGATGGAAGATCTGGGGCATGCGTCAAAGGTTATAGTGGGAAAGTATAGTACAAAAATATTAGGAAACATGCGGAACGAAGAGGCTATAAAAAATAGAATTGAGGATTATTCCACAGATTTAAACTTTAACCTTGAGGACAGGGTTAGAAAGGACGTTGAAGATAGAATAGCTTCTCTTGGCAGCAAAGCTGCTGTAATAAGTGTTGGGTACTCTACAGATGCTGAGTTGAAGGAAGCTGGAGATAGACTGGATGATGCGTTAAATGCGGTTAAAGCTGCGATAGAGGAGGGGCTTGTCCCGGGGGGTGGAGTTGCGCTGTTGAGGGCTTCTGATGATATAGACCTAAAGTCTATTGATGATAAATATTTGCCTGCATTCAAAGTTGTAATTTCTGCGTGTAAAAGGCCTATAACTCAAATATGTGAAAACTCAGGTAAAGATGCGGCTAGCATTATTTCAAAAATCTTAAAGAACAAGTCTAAGCAGTTTGGGTATAATGCGATGACAGATGAGTTTGGAGACTTGTTACACATGGGTGTCGTGGATCCTAAGAAAGTAACAAGGCTTGCTCTTAAGAACGCATCTAGCGTAGCACTTCTGATCATTAACACGGAAGCTGTAGTGGCATATCCTGCGGATATACCGAATAATTGGGAGCCTCCACCCGGATGGAGGCCACCAACTGACGGAAGAATTATAAAATAAAAATAAAATTGGAGTTTATTGATGCCTAAAATTATAACACAGAGTGAAGCAGAGAGAGAGATTATAAAGTTTTTTGGAGATGACACTGTATTTATGAATGGAGATATATCATCGATAGGAACATATGATGTCATAAGCACTGGAAGTGAAACTCTTGATTTCGCGATTGGAATAGGGGGAATTCCAAGAGGGAGGGTAACTCAGCTAGCAGGCCAGGAGAGCTCTGGAAAGACGATGCTCGCCCTGTCATGTATAAAAAGTTATCTAGATGAAAACCCAGATAACACGGCATTATTTATAGATGCCGAATATACATATGATCCAGAGTGGGCGTCATCTCAGGGGGTTGATGTCTCTAGGGTTATGGTGATAAAGACTAATGATGCAAAAAAAATATTCGAAGGGCTGATCGGAAAAGTATCTGTAAATAGCGCTACAAAGAAGGTCTCAAAGAAGATGAAGGGTATATTGGATTACATAATAGACGGCGAAGATCCAAGGTTTAAAAATCTTGGAATAATAGTCCTAGATTCAATTGCGGTTTTAAACACCCCGCTTGAGATGGCGGCTGACATTGGAAAGGCCAATATGGCCCCAATACCGAGATTTTTATCAACAGAGTTAAAAAAATTAACACCAGTTATAGCGGAGGCTAATGTAGCCTTCGTGGGAATAAATCAAGTGAGGGTGAATCTCGGCCAGATGTTTGGAGATCCCACAACATCTCCTGGGGGAAAGGCACTCAAGCACGCGTGCAGCCTTATGATTAATATGGCTCCAATATTTAGATCTGAAACTGTCATAAACGACAGCTCTGGAGATCGGGTTGGACACATGGTTCGCGCAAAGATTGGGAAAAACAAAGTTGGAACCCCATTCAGAAAGGCAGAGTATAGCGTGAAGTATTCAGAAGGAATTGTGAATCAAAATATAGAGGCTTTGGATCTGGGAGTTAAGTTTTCCATAGTTGAAAGGCCAAATAACAGAAATTATATTATATATGGTGAGAAAATACTTGGAAGAGATAATGCCATTAAGTATTTGGATGAAAATACAGAAGTGGCAAATAGAATTTTCTCTGAAGTAAGGGGGATATACTTGGGTAGGAGCTATATTAGTGCCCCATCACATGAAGAGCCTGATGAAGAAAACCCATTAGTTGCTTCGCTTTAATAAGGACGATAAGAAATGCTTGTAAATTGTAATGTCGGATGTAAGCTTGGCATAACCACTACTATTGCAAAATTAGATATGGATACCAATCAGGCTATATGCATGGAGTGTGGGTATGAGATTTTAAATATGTCTTACTTCTCCAAACAAAATATGAAAAATAGTGGAGACATTATAAGCAAAAGGAAAAATAGGGCTTTTTCTTTTCAGTGTATTACTTGTGAAACAATCGTCGAAACAATGTATTCAGATGATGGTATAATTGGGGTTGGATGTGATAACGGAGATTGTTCTTTTAAGATTCCATCGCCAATGATCGAAGCCTTAAAGCATAACAGAAACTATAAAGAAGAGGGCACCCAAGAGGATGAGTAATTATCTTGAAATTTTGGCTAACATATGTCATTCAAATTTGAAAAACTCAAAGAAGTCTATGGAATATTTGAGAACCGGCAGGGGTATTAGCGATGATATTATAAAATTATATAGCATCGGGTATTTTCCTCAGAACCTTGAAAAAATATACGACTATATACCAGAAGAGTTTTTAATAAAACTAAATATATCTAGAAACAGGGCGGGCAGCCAGTTTTCGGATTATTTCTCTTTGGTCTTCCCAATAACCTCAGAGTACGGCAAAGTTGTCGGAATAAGCGGCAGAACATTAATTGATGAAGAGCAAAGAAGTTTTATAAAAATACCAAAGTATAAAAATAGTTCATATAAAAAATCAAATTATTTTTTCGGATTAGACAAAGCAAAAGAACATATTGTTAGGGAAAATTCAGTTTATGTAGTCGAAGGATATTTTGACCAGATATCAATGTTTCAGTATGGTATAAAAAATTGTGTAGCGATATGTGGAACATCTTTTTCAAAAAATCATTTTATAAAGTTATCTAGATATTGTGATAAAATAATATTTATTTTAGACAATGATGATGCGGGAATGGATTCTTCATTGAGAATATATGATAAATATATTAATAAAGGAATTAAAATTAGGTTAAAAAATATTCCTAGTCGGTATAAAGATGTTGATGAGTATTTTGCTAATCATGGTAATTCAAAAGAATCTTTTTTAAAAGATGCAGTAAGTTACGTTCCAAATTTTTAAAGATAGTAGTATGGGAAACAGTAAGTCATATCAGTACAAAATCGTAGAAATATCCTTTGATCAATCAAAGTTGAATAATTTTTCAACTGAGAGATCCATAGGTAATGTTCTGTCTGATAACCAATTTTCAGAAGAGATTCAGGAATTGCGAGAAGACCTCTTGGATGAGATTTATTCTATTATAAACGGAAACTATCTAACGGAACATCAGAAGAAAATATTATTTATGAGGCTTATGGGGAAGACGCAGAATGATATAGCGGAACATCTTGGCATTACACAATCTGCCGTGCATAAGGCTATGCATGGAAATATAGATTATAAGAATAATAAAAAAAGATATGGTGGAATAGTTAAAAAATTGAAGAAAATATGTACAACTAATCCTAACATTCAGAGTATTTTAGAAAGAATAGAAGAAGTAAGAAGTATTTAAATATACTAATTAAATTATAATTAACTAGAAGTTCAGACTTGTGTATAATTTATTTTCTATTAATAAATAAAACAAATTTTGTAGGAGTATCATAAGAAATGTCAATAGATAAAGCGCTTATAGATTTTTTTGAAAAAAAGAGTAAGAATTTAGCATCTAAAAATAGAATTAAATACTCAGAAGACATTCTTATAAAGAAGATTGCCTTTGATTATTTCAAAGTTGATAATGACCCATATGAAGGCCTCTGGAAGATGGAGGAGCGCGATGGAGAAAAGTATTTAGTAAGAAGTTCCGAGGCGGACAGTCATCAAAAGACAATTGGTGATTGGACCGCAGTTAGCGATCATTCGAAATCAAATATTACTTTGGCGTATAAGAGCGTTCCAGTAGCTCTATTATCGTCCAGCGAATATAAATTTGACAAAGAAAGCATAATGACCTTCAAGTCTGCACTGCTAGATATCATTGGTAAGGATGATGGCGTGGTTAAGGATATACTAGGTCTGCAACCAAGGGCTAAAACCGAAGCTTTGTATAATACGTTTCCGGAGTTAAAAAAGTTTCTATAAAATGGGATGAACTAAAGAATGGATAATATTTTAAAAATTGCGTCTGAGGCCAGCAAGATGCTGGACAGACTTGAAAACGGTACAAGGTATAGGATCTCCGAAGTTTTAGGCGAATTTAATAAAATTGCTGATAAAAACTCTTCCGATCTTTTGGTTTGTAATGCCAGAGATGTATTGCACAAGGTTTCTAAAAAGCAAGAGTTTATAACTCAGAGAGAAATAACGGAAGTTTACAACAGCCTGTATGGGCTTTCTGGCAACAGAAGTATATTCAAACAAGCGCTCGGTGGGTTCCTCTTGAGTGGACATGGAGAGCCCCCTAAGAGCTCTGCTAATTACTCGAAAAACAGGGATCGCCACGAAGTTGCGCTAGAGCCAATGTATGAAAAACAAGCTTTGGCGGAATCATTTTCAACTATATTTTCTCTAGATGGAACACCATCTATTGGCCAATTTAATAATGGGGTTGAGAAAAAAGCAGAAAAGTTTGCAAAGGCTCAGCTAAATTCTATGGAACATTATCCATATAGTGTAAAGGCCTTGGATGGAAATGAGCATTATATACTATGCGTTGCATCTTTTGACACCCCAAGCTTTACCAAGGTTGATGTAAAGATCCCAGTTCAGGTTTCTGGTGGTATTCCAAAGTTTCCAGATAGCTTTATTGACGGGTCTTCTGTTGAAGGTCTGAATAAGAAAAATCTAACTGTGTATATTAAAAATGCAGTAAATCAGGTTTCTAAAAACTCTGTTCACAAGTTCGCCTCAGAAAGAAGTCTTGAATTTTTAAGAACAGAGCCTGCGGTTTTGCCAACAAGTTTAAACCAATTGGCAGACCTGGATAGTCATATAGTCACGGCAACATCTAAATTTGAAAAAAGAGAAGTTGACATGGGCAGAAATGTTGTCGCCGCTGAATTAAAGTCCATGGGGCTTTTTAATCCGCAGGTTAAGGTGTCTCATTGTACAGATTCTGATATCGTATTTGCAGCACATATAAAGACTGCATCTGGCATTCAAGAAATATTAATCCCAGTAGAGGTTCAGAATGGCTCCGCAATCTTGCCTAGTACGTTTGAGCATAATTCAGAACTATACAGATTTAACTCTAAGAATATTAACAAGATTACAAAAAATAGCAATCATAAATCTGAAAACATAACGGTTAGGGACTCTGGCTCTATTGGCAATATGTCATACCATGAACTCATGGATAGGGTAATAGACGGAGTTTCTGGTGGTGATTATGGAATGTCAGAAGAGGCGCTCATCACGATAAGTAACAAATTTGATGGCGAAAAGTATAAAGTTGCATTAAGTACATTTACAGACATATTAAAAGCTTCATCTAAGAATACGAAGCGAGAAGAGATGGTTAAGAGGGCTATGAATAATGGCGACTTAATAAACATTCCAACGTCAGTTGAGCCTTACTCTCCAAAATTTGGCACGCCATTGAGCAAGCTAGACTTTGACGAAAAAGGTGATTTGTACCTAAGAAGAAGAACGGCTAAATCAGAGAACTTGAAAGATTCTGGTTCTGGAATATCATCCTATAACATTGTATTAACTTAGGAGAAGGTAATGTCTAGATTTTCAGATATCTTAAAGAATGGGTTTGAGTCAGAAAGCAGAAAGGGCAGAAGGCAGTCTAGGGTGGTATACCTAGACTATTGTACCTTTAAAAAGATGGCCCAAGAAGAGCAGCACGGAATACTTCAACACTTCAGATCTGAAAATAGAGGCTATCCGACTAGGGACCAGTACCACACAATGAGAGGTGTTCCATCCTCTCCATCTCCCGGTCAAACTCCAAGTGATAACTCTGAGATAGCAAGGATGTATGGCGTTAACCCCAGGCAAGAAGACTCTGAAGTTATAGAGATGAACAGGCCGAGGTCTCTATCTACAAGGTACTCTCCAGATAGAATTGGGGTTCAGGCACGAAGGGTTTCCGATGGTGTTTGGCAAGATCCATATACAAATAGAGTGTATGATTACAATGATGGGTTTAAAACAGAATCTGGAGAAGAGTTTCCTGGTGGCCATGTTGCGTTGCAGAGTCATATGATAGGGTTAGCAAGTCATCTTGATTCAGTCGGTCTTTATAAAGAGGCAGACTATCTTGATGCTATAGTAAAAAAAGCTGGCTCCTTTGGGGGTTTTGAATTCTCTTCCACCAATAATGAAGAAGATACTTTAAGTCATGAGGAACTTCGCACTTTGCACAAACTATATGCGCAAAAAAATGGCATAGATTACAGTCTATATGACGATATTCCGAAAGAAATTACTGATGCGTTTATAGGTCTGGATAAGCAAAGCCCACTCGTAAGGGAGCTTCTTGGGCTGGATAGCGGAGAGGCTATTGTGCATGAGCCTGCCGACGACCCACCAGCTAAAGGATTACTCGATTGGGACAAACCAGTGGGAACGTCTTACGCAGACCGAATGCTCGCAGGAAAACCAACTCGTTCTGAAGACCACCCTGAGGAGGGGGCGGATTACAACATAGCTGTTGCTTCCGCAATTCAAATACTTAAAAATATAAGTCGCTCGGCTTCAGCTCGGAGCAATGCTTATGGTTTCATGGAAATGGTGTTCGAAGAATTGGCCGGAAAAGAGGCAGTCGAGGCGCTAAGTGCAGCAAGATCGGCTATAGACCAGAAATCTGAAGAGGGTGGAAGCGGAAGGGGCTTTTTGGGGTAATGAAAGCGAAGGGTCCATGGGGCTCAATTTTGTTTTTTTTATCAATGTATGCTGCAATATTTATAGCTCACTGCCAATTATAAATTTTTAAAAATGTATAAAGCTCGCTACTATTAAGTAATATTATAGTAGCGTTTTGTTATTTTTGGAGAAAGTATGAACAACAAAGTCTTGAGACATCCGGATAAAGAAGAGATAATAAAAATGCTTCTTAATGGCGAGTCTGTAAAGGAAGTAGAGAGATGGATAAAGAAAAAGCATCCAAGGTCAAAGAGGCTTCAGATATCTTATATGACGCTTCAAAAGTTTAGAGCAGAAAGTTTAAACTTAAAGGGCGATATTCTTGATGATATAAAAAACCGTAGAGCGGAAGGCCAGAAGCAAGATGAGGTTCTGGAGCAGAAGATGATGATTGAGGCATCTTCTGCATATCAAGAAAAGATAGACGAGATAGCATCTGCAGAATTAGATGTGACAAGAAGGCTTCTTGAGATGGACAAACTAGTTACCTCCAGGATTGAGTTCTATTACAACTTGCTGCAACAGGGTGGTTCCATAAAGGAAGATAAGATCTTTCTTGAATACATAAACACTTTAAAGTCATTGATGCAGGATTGGAAAAAGTACATTGAGGGCGTTGCAGACCAAAAGATTGAACATAATATTAATTTTAATGTTATTAATACGCAGGTTTCTGTTCTAAAAGATTCTGTATGTGAGATTCTTCAAGATATACAGCCAGAACTAATACCAGTATTCCTGGATAGAGTAAATGATAAAATACAAAAAATAGATGCGGATTCAATAGATTATAATGAGGTAATAGATGTCTGATGAGAATTTAATATTAAAGATAGAAAATTTAGATAAGCTGAGAAATCCAGAAGAGCCTATCGGATTTATAAACTGGATAAAGAAAAACCTAGATCTGTACGGGGATGACGAAGAAGAGGTGCCTATAGAGCACATTAGAACGTACTTAAAGTACATTATGGATGAGGTGAAATCCTCTAATTCAAATATAGATGAGTCAAATAAATTATTATGGATTAGAAAAATAAAAAGACTAAGAAAAGGCCTAAAGGCTATTGAGCAGTAGATGGGGAATATGTTTTGAAAAAATTTAATAATAAAATAAATAATTTTTTTTTAAAGAATGCGTCATCACTTCATAATACGTCTGATTATTTTTTAGACCTGTATATAAATGAGGCGGAAAAGATGTCTAAATTTTCTGTAAATAATAAAAAAGATTACATAGTTGCATCAAATACCATAAAGTTTTTAGAATCTTTAAATATTGAAAAAAATAATAACTACATTGCAGATATTGTAAAAAAATCTAGAAGTGCTAATATTAAAAATAGTAATGATTGTTATTACTTTATATTTAAATCTATATTGGAAGATGAAATGATAAATAAAAAATCATATCCGTCAGTTTTTGCTATACCAATTGATGGCATAGTGGAAGAGTATGATTTAAATAAGTGGGGAGAATTAGTTCATAAAGTTTATGATGCTGTAAATTCCGGAGATATGACATATGCAAACGCTATTGATTACTATTCTGGATTTTTGGAATCCGACAACGAGTCTTTTAATTTTAAAAAATGGATTGAATATTACAAATCTGGAGAGCATCTAAAGTACAGCTTAGAAGAGGGAGATATGAAGAAAAAAGCAAATATGCCAGTTGAGTTAATTTCTGGATTATACCACGACACTCCGACTATAGATCATGATCATATAGCTGAAAGCTCTGGTATGTCCATGGTGTTAAAAGAAAATTATAAAAAATGGAAGGGTCAGTTCAATGCCGCTCTAAGAAGGATTGATAGGCTCTTAAGAGGTAGCGAGGATTACGTTGACCCAGAAACCTATGATTCTTTAGCTGACGACCTGCATACTTTGAGCAAACATGTGAATAGGGTTAGGATGTCAGTAACTGCATCAGACCTCGCGATAAGGACTGCTAATAAGTTCGAAAAAAGGGGGTTCTCCGAAGGTGCTAGCATATTGAGAAAGTTCGCACAGGAGGTTCCTCCAGACATGGAGATGACCCCGGGACCGGCAGAGCAGGCTCCGGTAGCGCAGGAGCAGGCTCCGGGGGCTCCTGGGGAGTTGGCTGATGTGGTACCTGCTGAAACACCAGAGGAGCCTGAGCCTGAACCTATAGACATAAAAGATATCAAGCCAATACCCGGCCCATACGCGGGTGAGTACGCACAGCTTGCAGGAGATATAAACCTATCTGATGCGTCAGTAAAGCTGGAAGAGGTGGCCGGAATGCTTGCAGACAGAAGGGTTATAAGGTTGCTGGCAGAGTTTGATATAATGTTGGATAAGCTTGGTATAGCGTCTATGTTTCCAGAACTTGCAGAGTCTCAGGCAAAATTAATCGATTCGTATGGATACGCGTTAACAAGGGTTTCTAAAATGCTTGGTATGATTTCAAGTAGCAACAAACTTGTAGAGATGTCAGATGATAGTGGCGCTCCGGAGCAACAAGAAGAGGGCGAGTCTACGGTCCAGCAGCCAGAAGTGCAGCCGGATCAGGAGCTGGTCTGAGATTTGCCCGGGAGGTTTAAACAATGGACTCAGATCTAAAAAATATTTTTAGCGAATTATATGCGTTGTCAAAATATTATTTAACGGACACACCATACCTTGTCGGGGGTGTTCCAAGGGACCAGATTATTAGTGGTACCGCAACTTTGGGAAAAGTTAATTCTATTGATCTAGATATTACAACAAATAGTTCAGATTCAATGAGGTTGGCGATATTATTTGCCTCAAGAAATAACTTTAGATTTAGAATTTTTGATGATAGGCACATAACAGTTTTTCTTAAAGATTTTAATATAGACTTTTCAAGTAATTATATATCCAATAGGGCTGTCAACTTTTTAAAATCAGAACAGTGCGATGATTACCTGTGTCCTGCATTTCCAGAAATAAAGGATAAGGTTACTGAGGTTTATAGTAGAGATTTTACTATAAATGCATTGCATCAAAATATCAAAACCGGAGAGATTGTTGATATATTAGGAAGGTCTTTTGACGACATAAGTGATAGGGTGATAAAAACTATTCTGCCACCTGAGATAACAATATATGATGATCCAAGGAGGGTGTTCCGAGCTATAAGGTTTTCGACTAAGTTTGGCTTTGATATTGATAATAATATAAAAGATTATGTTAAAAATAATAAAAATATATTTACCAGCCCATCTGTAAAAGATGGTTATATATCATCACAAATATCAACATCCATGGAGCATAATTCTGAAAAAACAATAGAGATTTTAAGAGATATGGACATACTTGGAATCATCCCAATGACAGGCTTGTTTAAAGAGTATATAATAGACAATAAGCTGGTTATAGAATATCTTGATAGCTCAAGCGCATAGTGGACAAGGTGGAAAGAATTGATGATGTTTTGAGAATTTATCATGATGATTTTGTGTTATATGAAAATAAAATAATTAAATGATTAGTACTAATTACTAATATTTTTATGATAATTGAATACTTTTAGGATTTTTAAATTATGATTAGAGGAAAAAGCACTTCGAAGCAATGCCCTTTTGGGCTAGATATTCCATTTGGGTGTAAAAACGCAGGCAGTTCTGTGTCTTTGATGATTCCGGTGGAAGACTTAGATGATGAAGAAAAAGAAGGTCATATTGAGTATAATAATAAAAGCTTAGTATCTGCCATCATGATTGAGGCTTCAGTCTGCCCATTTGCGAGTCAAATTTTTGAAGAAAGCCAATGTACAAATTGTTCTTTTAACACAAAGGGCATTCCATTAGCATCTGGACTAGATGGTTTAAATTCCGGCATCGATTATCCGCATGTGTGGAGGTCGACCACAGAGTCTACTTTTGGCCCAGAGGTAGATGCTTTTGATTATTATTCAGATAATCAAAATAGATTAATCCCGAATTCTATAGCTAGAAGCAGCTATATAGGTCTAATAAAAAATATGTTGGAGAGTAAACATGAACCAAAATAATACAAAAGTCGCCTACGAGGAAACTGTCAGCTACCTGGAAGATGTTAACTATACAGAGGATGGTGACAGAGAGCACGATCAGGAAGAAGGCATGGAGTCTGTATCTGAGTTTCTAGAAGAGTCTGCAGGCGATATAGCGAAAGCCCTAGAGGACCTTGGATCTGATTTTGATGAAGATGACTTAATATCAATAGAGTTCGACGAAGGTTCATATATTCCAGGAACAAAAAGAAAGTCCGACGAGTTTCAAGAAGATGAGAAAGAGGGTGACTGGGCAAATGATAATGATGTATCAAAATTCATGGGATGGCTGGGCGATGCATACCCCACCGGAATTCCAGAGCATGATGGGACATCTATAACCGGCTGCG